CAAGAAACGACTGAATAATAGCCACGATGCTACTCCTGGGTCAGCAGCGCGCCGGCGTCGTTCGTCAAGAACTGGCCGTCGAAGTTGGTGAGCACGATCGGCCCGGGGATTTCGGCGGGGCCAGGCTCGAAGACGGTGAGGTCGAGCTCGCCGTCGAGGCTGGCCGGCGCCGGCGGGATGCGAACCTCAGCCCACCACTTGGCGCGGTAGAGGCCACCGCCGGTGGCCTGCTTGACGTAGACGCCCTCGAGCTCGGGCAGGTTGGGGAACTTGGCGCGGAAGTGGCCTTCGCTGATCTCGATGAGTGCGTCGATGCCTTCGCCGTCTTCCCACGTTCCGGCCGGCGCGCGGTGAACGTCCTCGTCGTTGTCGACGATGACCGGCCAGTCTTCGAGGGAGAGGAAGAAGCGGGGCATGGGCGCCCCTACACGAGGGCGACGATGTTGGAGGCGCCGGTGCCGGTGGCCAGGACGCGGTCAACGCGGATCGGCAGCAGCGAGCCCGCCGTGACGGCGCCGAAGGCCACGGTCGAGCCGTCGAGCATCCTGACCGTGAGCGTGCCCGCGGTGCCGACGTAGAGCCAGCGGGTGGCCACGGCCAGGTCGACGCCGTCGGTTGGCGTGACGGCGAAAGCCGACTGCGCGGGGAGAGTGGAGTTCTGCGCGCCGTTCTGCGCCATGGTTCACCTCAAGCGGGCGGCCAGGCGCCTTCGGCGATGCGCTGGCGGATGATGTCCAGCTCGCGAAGGAACTCGGCTCGGGACGTGACGACGGCGGTGTCGACGAGGACGCGGGAGCCGTGCGTGCCGCCGAGGTCGGTGGCGCCGCCGGAGACGGCCGTCAGGGTGGCGGTGTCGGTCACTGCGACCTTGTCGCCGCCAGGGGCGACGCTGTATTCATGGGCGGCCACTTGGCTCTCCTACGAGGTGGGAGCGGCGGGCCGGAGCCCGCCGCCCGAGACCCATCAGGGCTGCAGGTAGTAGAGGAGCACGACCAGCGTGCCGGACGACGGCAGGTTGGCCGAGGTGCAGGTCAGGTAGATCGGCGTGTCCGCGGAGAGCGGCGTGTCGTCGATGCCCGACACCACGCCGAACAGGGTGGGCGTGTCGGTCGCGGTGAAGACAGCCGAGGCGCGGAGCTGGCCGTTCGACCCGTGCGTCGAGTTGGTCCCGATGGCCACCGCCGAAGACCCGAGCGAGGCGCTCGTCGCGATGATGCCGGGGAGCAGGATCGCGCCGGCCGGGATGACGCCGAGGTGGATCGCGTCCGAGGTGGTCTGCGACGCCAGGGTAATGACGTTGCGGATCGCCTTGACGCGGCCGCCGTAGGCCGGGGCCCGGGGCGGCGACACCGGAGAGGTGCCAAAGCCCGCGGTTTCGGTGGAGTAGAGGATGGCCATTGCGCGCGCTCCTTAGCCGGTGGTGGCGATCTGGACGACGCGCTTCTCTTCGACGCGGGTCGCACCGAGGGTGGTGGTGCAGTAGACCTGCGTCGCGAAACGCTTGTCGGGGCGGGGCGCCACGGAGACGGCCACGTCCTTCCAGGTGCCGAGGTACATGCCCGACTTGACCCACATCGGGGCGTAGCGGGTCGACCCGCCGACGGCCGTGACCGTGTCGGACGAGTAGGACGCGCTGTCCGTGTACTCGACGTGGATGAAGTTGATGCCGAGGAAGTAGGACAGGCGGCCATCGACGAGCGCCGGCTTCGAGTTGAAGTCGGTCGACTTGATCTCGATCTCGTTGAGGAGCGCGTCGTGGTCGGCCGAGTTGATGGCGCAGTAGATCGGCTCGCTCTCGAGGTCGACGCCGGCGGCCATGAGCAGCACCTTGGCGGCCCGCAGCTTGGCGACGTTGAGCTTCGAGGACGTGCCGCCGACGTTCACGCCGACCTTCTGCCCCGCAGGGAAGGCGGTCGTCGAGGCGCCGTTGGTGCCGGTCGGCGAGGAGGCGTAGAACGCCTGGAGGATCTCGTCGTCCTGCGCGCGCCGCATGGCGTTGACCGCCGACATCGTGTAGGGCGACGTCGGGTCCAGGAGCATCTTGAGCTTGTCCTGGTCGTCGATCAACGTGCCCCAGTCGTAGTCGTTGGGGAAGACCCAACGCTGCGCAGTCGGCATGTCGATCAGCGGCGTGTCCTGGTAGCGGCCGAGGTTCTTGATCGGCTTCGTGGTGCCGATCTGCTGGACGACCTGCGCGCCGGTGCCGGTGTGAGAGCCCATGGTGACGTAGGGGGCGAGCTTGCCGCCCTTCTGCGTCAGCAGCATGTTCACGTTGGTCGTGTACTGCTGGATGTAGTGGGTGGCGACCTGAAACATGGCGCCATGCCTCCTGGGTTGAACCAAAGGGGTGGCGCGGTTGTCCGGTAGCCGGGCTCGCGGGTAACAGTAGCATTAATGCTACCCGCGAGACTTGTCAAGTAGTATCAGGAAGGATTGGCCTTTTTCTGCCATTCCTCCATTTCGGCAATGGCGATCTGGCGCACCTTGGGGTCCGGCGACATGTAGCGAGCCTGGAAGGCGGGATCGCCGGTGAGCTGGTCGATCTTCGCCTTGGCCTGCGCCGGCGACGCGGAGAACTGCCCGCCGCCCTGGCCCGGGGGCGGGGCCGACGCTTCGGCCAGGTTCTCGCCGAACTGCATGAACATCTTCATCATGCGCTTCGTGCCGATCGCCATCTCGAGCTTGCTGAGATCGCCCGCCTCGAGGCCTGCCATCTTGATCGCGCGGCGGCCGAGCTCGACCTTGTTGTCGAAGTCCTTGCCGAGCTCGGTGGCCAGCTCGTTCGCCTCCGCCGAGGACTGCAGGGCCCATGCCTTCATGGTCTCGACTTCGCGGGCCGTAATCTTGTCGACGAGGCCCTTGCCGATGTCCTTGGGGACGCCGACCTCCTTGAGGATCTCGGGGATGTAGCCGGCCTTCTCGGCCAGCTCGCCCTCGAGCTTGATGCCGTAGTCCTCGGCCTTCTCGGGCGCGGCGAGGCCGACCTTCGCGAGGAACTCGGCGCGCTGCTCGGGCGTGGCCTTCTCGTCAGGCAGGACGACGGTCTTGCCGGCCTTGTCGGCGCCGAGGAGCTGCTCGAGGTTCTGGTAGGACTTGAGCATGGCCTCGGGGCCGTCCCACTTCTTGTTCGCGATGAACTCGTGGTGGTCCTTCGGCAGCGAGTGATACCAGGGCTGGTCGGGTGAGGCCGGGTCGGCCTGCACCTTGAGCGCCGGATCGGGCGCCGGGGCCGGCGCGGGGGCTGCTGCGGGCGGGGCGGCCAGCGCCGCGGCGCCGGCGAGAGGGGCGGCTGCTTCGCTCATAGGTCTGGATCCTGCAGGTTGGTGGTCTGGTAGGGGTCGAGGTTGAGGAGCTTGACCAGCTCGTCCCACACCTCGCGACGCGCCGCCGCGGCCACGGTGGCCACGGGGTCTACTTCTCCGCTCGGGGAGAACCTGACGAGCCGGCCTGTCGCCGGCCCGTGACAGAGGAACTTGAGGTGCGCAGCGACGCGCCGCGCGTCAGGGTTAAGTTCACCTCGCGCATTCAGGCATAGCCGACGTATCGCGACTTGCCTTTTCGAGAAGGGCTGGTCGGTCAGAAGGGCGCCTGGGCTGCGGCCTGGTTGGCCTGTGCGAGGGACTTGACGGTGTTGCCGATCGCCGGCGCGGCCTCGATGAGCTGCTGCGCGGCCATCTGCTGCTGTTGCGCCTGCGCCTCGGCGGCGAGGCGCTCGCGCGACTTGACGATGCGGAGCGGCGCGCCGTTGACCTCGGCGAGGATGCGCGCGCTCTCGGAATGGTCGAAGACCTGCATGGCGGTCGGGTCGGTGGCGGCGACGACGCCCATGACCTCGTAGGTGCGCAGGATGCCAGTCGCTTCCTCGGCGCGCTGCTGGCGGACCAGCGGGCTCTCGTAGACGATCTCGGCGATCCCGCCCATCTCAAGCAGCTCGGGCGGCGCCGGCGGCAGAACCCCCGCCTGCGTCCAGATGTCGAGCTCGCGGACGATCAGGGGCCCGAGGAACTCGGACTGCTGGCGGCCAATGGTCGGCGCGAGCAGAGCCCCTTTCTCCTGCGCGCGCAGCATCGCCTCAGTCGCGGTCATCTGCGGCGTGTCGACGAGGATCTGGAAGAGGGTGACGAGGAAGGCGCGGTTGATGGCCTGGCGGCGCTGGTCGGCCATCTCGAGGGAGATGCGCGGGTCGCCTTCGGGGCTCATGTGCTTGGCCAGCGCCTGGCCCTGCTCATTCAGGTAGCCACGGTTGATGGCGCCGGAGCGCACCGCGAAGGGGTTGAGCGCGTCGACATCGGCGGTCAGGATCGGAGGGTCGGTGACGAGCTGGCCGTAGCGGAGCTGCGTCTTGGACATCTCGTTGAGCGTCTTGATGTCGGCGAGCGCGTCCCACGCCGGCGAGCGCCCGTAGACTTCGCGCGGTGCCGTCGTGTAGCGCGACACAGCGTAGGGGAAGGTGCGGAAGCCGCCGCGGCGCAGCACGTCGCGCGTCTCGACGCAGATGTCGTAGGCCGCGTCGGCCATGCCGCGGTAGTCCTGCTTCCCGCGCGCCATGTCCTCGTTGGGCTTGACGCAGTGGAGGAAGGTGAACTTGCGGTCGGGCTCGCGCTCGGCGTAGCGGCTGATCGCCTCGGGCAGCTTGTCGCGCCACTTCTGCTGCGCCTGCCGGACGGTCAGCTCGTACTCCCGGTCGACCACGTCAACCTGGCCCTGCGCGTTCTCCTGGATGTAGATCTCGGAGAGCGGGACGTGCATGTAGCGGATGCCGCCGGCGAGGCCATCCTCGATGTAGAGCGCGCCGGTGCCGAAGGCGCCGAGCGACATGAAGGTCTCGTAGGCCTGGCTCGCGAAGTTGGCGCCGGGCGCGTAGCGCAGCCGGAAGGCCAGGTCGCGGATGTCCTCGAGGTAGCGGTTGACGGCCTCGCTCTCGCGCAGCTCGGGCGGCGCGGCGAACCTGTGCCACTTCTGCGTCCTCGGGACGAGCATACTCTCCATCGCGGCGGAGAAGGCGGGAAGGGCGAGCTGCGCCGTGCTGTCGTAGACCCACTCCTCGCGGCGCTGGCCGGGCGAATATTTCGTGACGAACTCGTCGGCGCGCGGGAGCACGCGCTTGGCGATCTCCGACCAGACGCGCTCGAAGTTGCCGCGGTACGCCTTGCGGCTGTCGAAGAGGCGGATCAGCTCGGTGGCGTCGTTGTCGGCCATCAGTTCGCCTTCCGCACTTCGGGGTCGATAAGCTGCGTGAAGGGGAGGTGGTCGGCGAGATCGCGGGCGTCGGCGGGCAGGCCGAAGCGCAGCGCCTTGTCCTCGTCGCGCGTCCACACATAGGGCCGCCAGCCATTCTTAGCTGCCTCCGCTCCGGTCGCGCAGCCTTTCGGCCAGTCGGGGACGGAGAGGTAGGCCTTGCCGTAGAGGCTGACGACGTGGCCGCTCATCACATGCCGGCCTTGGCGACTGGGCCTGACGACGTGGCCGCTCATCACATGCCGG